CTGGATCAGACTTTGTAAGAAATTCCGTGGCGAGTGACCTTCTTGATCGCGCAGGGTATAAGCCCGAGGTTAAAAAGACTATAACATCAATCGAAGTTACTGAAAAAATGGCGGGGAGATTCGAAAGGATATTATCTAATGGACGTGACCAGGATGCCGGAGAAGGTAAGATTAGAATTAAGACAGAAGTGTCTGAATAATCATTTTAATTTCTCAGTCGCCGTGATGGGATATGATGATATATCAGAAGAGCTTCATGGCGATTTCTGTAATTTTCTAATGCAGCCAGCGGCGCGAAAACAAGCTACAATGCCTAGGTCATTTGTGAAAACCTGGTTAGGGTCAATCTCGTATCCTGTGTGGATAACGTTAAAGCGAGAAAAGGAAGAAGACTTTCCTTATGATAAAGCCTGGGAAGATAAGTTCTGGCAGCTCGGGCCGAATATGAGAATACTAATAGCAAGTTATGTTATATCAAATGCTAATAAAATGATAAATTTAGTTCGCCAAACTTATGAACGTAATGTGGCTATGCAGATTTTATTCCCTGAGGTTATACCTGAGCATTTTAAGAAAGTGAAGTGGAGTGATGATAGTGCATGTATTCGAAGAAGTGATAACTTTACCGAGAGTACCTATGAAGCTGCAGGAATTGGTGGTGCCAGTACTTCACGACATTATGATCTCATTATTGAAGATGATCTTATCTATGCAAAAAAGGATGATTTTACAGACCAAGAGCTTCAGCCAGGCCAAGACGATATTGATAAAGCTATCGGTTGGCACAAGCTTGCAACCTCTTTGCTTGTTCCAGGGAAACATACACATATCCACAACACAGGAACGAGGTGGGCGAAAAAAGATTTGGTCGACTTTATCTGGAAGAACGAGAAGAGTTATGACATTTTCCAAAGAAGCTGTGTAAAGGAAGATAAGGGAAAGCATTGGAAAGAGTGTGAGCCAAGTTGGCCTGAGGTTTATGACCATAAGCAACTCCAAATGATTGCGGATGCACAGGGGCCTTATATGTTCTCCACTCAGTATTTACTTAAGCCTATCGCGCCCGAGGAAATGCTGTTTAAATATGAATGGTTGCAATATTATAATACTTCTAAAGAGTTGCCGAAGATCATGAGGATATTTACCACGGTGGATTTAGCAGGCTGGGAAGACACAAAGCGCAAGGGCCGCCAAAGCAGAGGAGTAATATTAACTTGTGGATGGGATGATAAGAATAACGTTTGGGTTTTGCACTATGATGTAGGCAGGTTTGACCCGAGTGAGGTTATAGATTTACTTTATAAACACTGGCATTTATTTGCTCCAGAAATGATTGGAATAGAAAGTGTTTATTATCAAAAAGCTATGGTGCATTTTACTAGGAAAGCAATGGAGAAAAGAGGGTGGATGAGAATTCGGGAGCTTGAGACAAGCACGGCCACAAGTAAAGAATTAAGAATTCGCGGCTTAGAACCTTACGCTGCCAACCTTGCTATCCATTGTAAGCCTGAGCACAAAGATTTTATTACCGAGTTTTGTGAGTATGTACCAAATTCTCCTGTTTGTACTAAGGATATATTAGACGCTCTTGCTTATCAAATTCAGATAGCAAAGCCTGGGGTTGCAGTTGGTTCTGATGCTAGTAAGAAGTTGGCTCCTGTTGTGGGCTCGGCCGATGAGCTTTTTAAATACTTATTTAGGAATAGAAGTAACTCTGCTTTTACTACTCAAGTTGAGCAAGAGAAAGAAGATTTAGCAATAGGCAATTGTGAAACTCATGCATTTGAGCTTGAGGACGTGGAAGAATTAGAAGAGCTGGGAATGTGGAATTAATTCAATTATTGAAATAATGAAAGGACGCTATGCCTTTAACTATGACTGGGAAAAAAGTGCTTAGATTTTACAAGCGGAAATATGGGGACAAAGCGGAAGAGCTCTTTTTCTCCTCGATTAAAAAAGGCATCTCAGGAAGTAAGGAATGGCATGAGCCTAAGCATAATCAAAATAAATTTACTGGTTTTTTGAAAGGATAACATGAGCGATCAAGCTAATCCCAAAGGCACAACAAATCAGCAACTTGAGTACTGGAAAGCCCAGATTAAGTTAGGCCGGAGATATCGCCAAATTTATGGTAATTCTAAACAATGGGATATTTTTAAATACTATTATCGGGGCAAGAGCCCTGCTAAGGTTGTACCTGTGCATATTATCTATGCTGTAGGCCGTGCCCTTATTCCACAAATTTATTTTAGGAATCCTAGAGTTCATATAACTGCAAAGAAGCCCGGATTGACTATGCATGCGAGAGTATTAGAGCAAGTTGATAACTGGATGATTAGAGAAACGGGGCTTAAGTATCAGTTGAAATCTATGGTTTTAGATAGTTATTTATGCGGAAGGGGTCCGGGCATTCTTGGTTATGACTCCGAGTATGGATATAATCCTAGCTTCGAGTCCCCAGAGATTGAAGGCACGGCTACTAGTTTTGCCAAAGGTGGGAAGACTAAAGGTGGGGAGAAAATAGAATACAATTATAACGTGAGCCCTGGGATGCCATGGTTTTTAAGATGTAATCCTAGTGATTGGATAGTGCCTTGGGGAACACATAATCTAGATAGTGCACCCTGGTTTGCTTTCAGAGTAATGAGGCCAATTAGGGATATTAAAGAAGACCCTAAGTATACTAATACTGCTAATTTAAAAGCTAATTATTATAGCAAGCTTGGGGGCTCTGATTCTGATGAGAAGCCTAGAAATCGCGATGACGATTTTCTTAATGAGCATGTAGAATTGTGGCAAATCCATGATCAAAGAAGTGGCAAGGTTATGGTAATAAGTTTAAATCATGATAAATTTTTAAGGAAGGATTTCGATGAGCTTCAGATAGAAGGCTTGCCAACGAGGGCCTTGGGATTTAATGAGGACCCGGATTACTTCTGGTGGACGCCAGATGCAAGATTAATTCTAGAACAGCAAAGAGAAATTAATGACATAAGGACAATGAGTAGGTATCATAGAAGAGTTGCTATACTTAAGGTACTTGTTGATTCTGATGCAATCTCAAGTACAGAAGCTCAGAAAATCCTAGACGGGAATGTTAAAGCTTTAATTAGAGTCAAGGGTGGGAGTTCTGGAGATATTAGGAAATCTGTGATGATGCTTCAATCCCATGTTCCGCCAGAGTTGACTATGTTAACTAGGGAAGTCAGAGAAGATGTTAGAGAGATGGTAGGATTTAGTAGGAATCAAATGGGCAGTTTTGAAGAAAGCTCAGGCAGGCGGACTGCTCATGAGGCTGAGATTGTTCGCGCGGCTAGTATGATTAGGATTGATGAACGCAGGGATATAATGGCCGATATGCTAAGCTCCATAGTAAGTGCTTATAATCAAATCATATTTAAACATTGGAATGCTGAGCGAGTAGTCTCTGTAGTAGGAGAAGATGGTGCACGCTATTGGGTTAGGTTCACGGGCCCTCAGATTAAAGCAGAATATACTTATAAAGTTAATCCTGAGGAAAGCTTGCCTTCGGATAATAATGTGCGGAGGATGGAAGCCGAGAAATTAATTGAGCTGGCTACTAAAATCCCTGGCCTTGACCATAAATATTTAATTGAAAGCTATGCTGCGAACTTTGACTGGGTTGATCCTAAGATGCTGTTCCCTAGAGAGGGTGCGGGGAAAAACCCTGAGCAAGCAGTACCTATTGAGCAACTGCAAAGAATGCAAGGTGGAGGACAACAATAATGCCAAGAGGAAATACAGGACTTGATAGTAATGAATATGATCAATATCTAGCCAAGAATAGGAATGAGAAAGTTCTTAGAGAGCGTCATGAAGCTAGAAAGAATAAGGGTTATTCTGGTTGGCATTTTGGTATTGGCCCTAAGCCAGTTAAAACTAAAGATAAAGCTGAGTTTCATCGTGAGCTTGAAAAGCGGGGTTGCTTGGATGCACATAGTATGAGAATGATAATCAAAGATGGCAAGCGAGTATTTGTTCATAGATAGGAGGCGAAGGTGGCAATAGAAAATAAGTTTCAAAGAGCTTTAGAAAGCAAAGACATGGAGTTGCTAGTTAAGATTTCAAATAAAGGTGTGCCAGAGATTAAGTTTAGCGGCCCTTGGACAGGGATGTTTTTTGGGGCGGCTTTAAGGATAATTAAAAAAGGGTGGAAGAGGCGGAGAGCACATTTTCTCCGTGATCAAATAAAGGTGCGACAAGACTCCGAGCTGGAGCAGAAAGGTAAAAGCGATGACAGCAGATGAACAGAAAGAAGTAGATGCAAAAATTGCTGAAGTAACAGCAGAGGCTGATAAAAAGGTCGAGGCAGCAAATAAAGAAGCTGAAGATGCTAGACTTGAAGTATTCACTCAGGATTATACTGAGTTTGTAAAGACCAAAGGGGCGGCCGCAGAAAAGCCCGCTCCTAAGGCTGATGAAGTGCAACCTCCAGCACCGGTCGAGGGTGACTGGGAGAAGATGACGAAGAAGCAAATTTATGACAAGGCAGTAGCCGATACAACAGCTACCCTTGGAAAGAAAATTGATGACTTCACAACTTCTGAGCAGGCGAGTAAAGATTCAAAAAGTAAAATTGAGGTGGCGAAATTTGCTCGTGATCATAAGGATTACGAGGATGTGAGACCAACAATGTATGGGCTTGCTATTAGTAAAGAACATGCAAATGATAGCTTGCTAGAACTCTATGATGCCGCGGTAGCTAGGATAAAGAAAGTTGCTGGTGTCACAGATGGGCAGAAAGCTAGCAGTCGATTAGCTGGCGGCGAAAAGCCAAATAAATCTGCCCCTGGTGCTCACACTAAGGATAAAAACTACACTGCCTCTTCTGCAGCTGATGAAGCTTGGGAAGAGACTGTAGGCCCAGATGGATTAACAGGAACAGTTTAATTAAGAAAGGAACCAAATGGCATCGATTACAGAGACTCTAAATGGTCTATATACTAGTACTTGGGCTAAAAGACGCCAAGGTATAGTCGATCAGGTATTTGAGAAAAATCGTTTACTTAAGCTGCTTGATAGCAAAGGAATGATTAAATACGAAAGTACTGATGGACGTAGGCTTGAAATTCCCTTGCGGATTTCCAGACCTAATACCAGCACCTTTTTTAGCAAAGGTAAAGTATTCACGATTAGCGATTTCGATCCTCTAACTGTAGCATATGATTACTGGAAAAATTTAGGTGATCAGATGGTCAGATATTGGACAGATGATAAAATCAATGGCGGAAGCAAAACTCGCCATATTAAAATGATGACGGCGAAAATAGACACCATGCAAGACACACTTCAACTTGCTGTTGAAGATGCTCTTTGGGCAGACACAGGTGGAAGTTCGGTTGAGGATTATAACGGAGTTCCTTACCTTATTGATGATGTTCCCACGACTAGTGTTTCTATTCATGGGATTAACCAGAGCACTCAGACTGATGGCCAGGGTAATAAAATATGGCAGAATCAGGCAAAGACTTCGGGTGGAGCATTTAGTGTATATGGCGAAAGTGATATGACCAACCTTTACAATACTTGTTCTCGTTGGGGAAACACAGACTGCTTAGTTTCAGACCAAACGACTTATGAACTTGGTCAGGCTGAAGCTTTAGAGAGAGTGCGAATTGTTAATAAAGAGGCAGTGGATCTTGGCATGGAACATATTACCTTCATGAACAAGATCTGGATTTGGAGTCCTAAGTGCACAACTGGATATACTTACTACATTGATAGAGAACATTTAGGTTTCACCATTGACCCTGAAGCTAATATGACTATGGGCCCTTGGAAAGAAATTCCTCAGCAGTACAAAGATGTGGTTACTCAAATTGTACAGCGCGGAAATCTCTGGGTTGATAAAAGGCGATGTCACGGAGTATTAATTAGTCAAGCAGCTTAACCCTGGGACTCAAGCCAATGAGTTCTTTGAGGCAGCATAAATCCGAAAGGGAGAAAATTAAATGGCAGCAGATATTACCAGTAGGAATGATGGACACGTAGATGACTCTGGAAAGGTTAACTGGAGGGGAGATCAGAGTGTTGTACCACAGGGTGGACAATCTGTTTATAAAACCTCTTCTGTTAAACTTGCAGAACTCGGTACTAGAAAAGTTGTCGGCGATAGAGTATTTAGATATGCATTAGCTGGCGGAACACTTGCACCGTGGAATGTGGTGCAAACACCAGCAGCTAATCAAGATAGCGCAGCATTAGGTGCAGCAGCTGCGGCTGGCGATAAGGCAGTTACTGTTACGGCTTCTGCGGCATGGACTAAGGATTTGAAGGCCGAAGGTTACCTGTATATAACTACAGGAACTGCGGCTAGAATCGGCGAGCAGTACAGGATTAAATCTCATGCAGCAATTACTTCTGCTGCTGATGGTACTGTATTTCTATATGACTCTATAAAATCAGCTTTAGCTGTTACTGAATATGTTAAAGTTGTAGAGAATATATATAGCAAAGTTGTTCAATGTATAACAGCTGCAGGTAATACTCCAGTAGGAGTTGCAGGCATAGCTGTTGCTAGTGGTGAATACTGGTGGATGCCTACATGGGGAGTTAACGCCATAATGGGTTCTGCTGCAGCTACTAAAGGTGACGCGATTATAGCAAGTGCAACAGG